NTTCCTATTTTTGAAACTCCGAAGGCTACCCAGCCAAAGGAAAAGCTGGACAAAAAGAAGCTGGCTAAAAAGATTAGAAAGAAAGCCGATGAGATCGAGCGAGACGAACACGCGAAGGAACTTAAAGGTTTGGAAGAAGCCAAAGAAAAGGCAAAAGAGGAGAAGAATCAAGCGAAGGAAACAGCAGAAGAACTAAAAAAGAAGGCTACGCATCGAGCCGCTAAGATCATCGAAGAAGCTAAATCCGAGGCAGAGGCCGAGAAGAAAGGAATCCTCGGATCTTTAATTAAGCTCCGAGAGAAAGCCCAACTTATTCTTAATGGACGAAACTGAGAAGATTAGGTGCTGGGACAGAAAAGAGGCTTGGAGGAGTGGCGAGGCAAAACTCAGAGGTGATTCTCGGCCAGAATAATCAATATCTTGTTAAAGTGACACCAGATTCTAACGGTGCAAAGGTTTCTGTAAATGCCGGTTTTTACGAAGTATGAACGAGGTCAAGTGTAAGAAGTGTGGTCGCCACTTGGGAAAAGAGATGGTCTTTGAAGGTTCGTTAGAATATGGCCCTTGCCCAACTTGTGGGACTTATACAACGATAGATAGAGAAAAGGTTGGGATGGTTGACAGACCTAAAGGTAGGGGTGATAAACTTATGGTAAGAACTAAATAAAGCCCATTAAGGGCGTACAAGAGCACTAAAAGCTCACGAGCGATTGGTCTTGAAACCCAACGTTTGTGGGCCTTTTTATGTTCGTCGGAGGAGGGGAGCTACCTGCGAATCTCATCTCCTCCGAGGAGGATAAAAATGAAACAACTTCTAGCGAAAGCGTTTGTCACTAAAGCTGGAAAAGAAGAAGGAGTCCTAGAGGCATCCGTTGCCTCCACGCCCGTCATTGATCGAGTCGGTGAATCAATCGACCAAGAAGGTTGGGAACTAAAGCAATACAAGAAAAATCCCGTACTCCTTTGGGCGCACAACTTGCGTGAACAGAAACTCCCCATTGGCAAAGTCACTAAGTTGTGGACTGAGGGCAAGGGCAAGAGGGCTCGGTTAATGTTTACCTCGAAATTTGACCTCCAAGACACTTTCGCCGCCGAAGTCTATCGAAAGTTCAAAGACAACTTCCTTAACGCCTTCTCAGTCGGTTTCGTTCCTATCGAGAAGGACGGCGAGGAATATCTACAGCAAGAGCTATTGGAGATCTCGGCAGTCCCCGTACCAGCAAACCCAGAAGCCTTAGTGATTCTAAGGGACTCCGGCTTTGAGACTTCTTGTTGGAAAGACTTTAGCGCAGAAGATATTGAGCAGATAATCCTCGAAGATCAAGTACAAGAAAAACCATACCCCGGCGAACACGCTTGCAGACTGGAACCACCGGGACAGTTTGACCGTTTTAATAGAAATAATTGCGCCCAGAAGCATGATGGTAAGTGCATCGACGTAATCTATGGAATAAAAGCGGGTAAATCTAAAATCCAATCTCTCCGCTATAAGAAAGAGGTTTGGGAAACAGCGGCCGCTCGATCCCATTGCAAAGGGAGAGAAGGATCTTTCACGGCTGCCTCTACCGCAGCGTCGGATAGCGAGACAAAGGGCGTTATTCCCTTTAGGAGCTATCCCTTGGCCCAAGAAGGCGCCGCATGGGATGCTGGCAAGGAAGTCAAGAAAGCGGAAGTAACCGACCTCAAGAAGATGTGCGCTTGGTTTGATTCTGAGAATCCCGACCTAAAAGGTTCCTATAAACTTCCCCATCATCTAGCGGAAAACAAATACACCGTTTGGCGGGGAGTTGCCGCAGCGATGGCCGTTCTCCTTGGAGCGCGGGGCGGTGTCCGAATCCCAGATGCAGACAGAAAAGGAGTCTATAACCACCTAAAGAAGCATTATAAGGAGTTCGACAAGGAAGTTCCCGACTTTCGGCTAGTTGAAGGCCAGATCCTAAAGGATCTCGATGTTGGACTGGAGCAGCTTTATAAGGATACGGATATGGAGCATGTTATCGCCCTATTTAGGACTTTGATGGGGGAGATCAAGAAGACGAAAAACAAAAAGCCGGTAAAGGAAGATTTTGATCTGGAAACTTTGGTGGAAGCCCTCAAATTAGTCAGTCATGGATCGAATCTCGCGTTGTCGAAGTTGAAGGAGCATCGCCCTCCTAAAGGCGAGACCGGGAAGGAGGTTAATTAAACATGACTATAAAAGAAGTAGAAATGTTAAGGAAAATGGCAGACGAACTAGAGAAAGAAGCGAAAGAGGTTAAAGATGAGAAGAAGACTCCCGAAAACCCCGAGAAGAAAGGGGAAACACAAAAGGATGAAGCAATCGCTCTTGCAAAAGAGATCGGCAAGTCGTTTGCGGAAGCCGTAAAGGAGGAGAAGGAGGCCAAGAAGGAGGTTGAGGTTCAAACGGCCAAAATTCTCACCGCTAATGGTGTTCGGGAAGTCAGTTTCCCTACTGATCTTTCATCTCTGTCCGACGAAGAAAAGATTGTTACTTGGTTCAAAGCTCTGATTCTGCAAGGCTCTCATCCAGATATCGCGCAGCCGGTTCTCCGTGCTCTTAACGAGGGTACAGCCGCAGAGGGTGGAAACTTAGTTCCTACTCCTCTCGCAACTGAGATCTGGAGGATTCTTCCAGACATGAGTGTTATGAGAAAGATTGCTCGGGTCATTCCTATGACCTCGCAAACTCTCGACCTCAACACTCTGTCTGCACGACCCTACGCCTACTGGGTCAGCGAATACGCTGAGAAGACGACTACCTCAGCAGAGTTTGGCCAAGAAACGCTAACGGCACACGACTTGGTTTGTCTGTTGCCCGTTACGGAACAGCTCGCCGCCGACGCTAACATCAACGTTGTTAGTTTCATTACGGAACTGTTCGCGGAAGCAATCGCTACCGAGGAAGACAGAACGTTCTTCGCCGGTACTGGTACTGGTCAACCGACTGGGGTTAACACCTACACGCTCGGTGCGACAGTTGCCGCCGGTGGTGCGCTTACAATGGATCACATCATCGCCTTGATTGATTCGGTTCCTCAGAAGATTAGGAACTCCGCAAGCGCCGCGTTCGTCGGTCACAGCTACGTGAAGCGTCTCTGTCGTCAGCTCAAAGACACGGCCAATAACTACATCTGGAGAGATTCAAGTGTAGGGCGAATGTCTGGGCAGACCGAGCGTCTTCCCGATACTCTCTACGGCTATCCGTTCTATGAGCAGAACGACTTAGCCCAGAGTGAGCTCTACTTCGGAGACTGGAAGTACTACATAATCGGGGATCGCAAGACCCTCGAAGTTAGGACTACCACCGAAGGTGGAGAATCTTGGAGAAGGAACTCTATCGAGATTAAGGCTGTCGTGCGTGTGGATGGACTTTTGATCCTCACGAACGCTCTCGCTAAGATCACCGGTATCTAGCCTTCTCTCTGGGGAGAGGAGCAATCCTCTCCCCCAATGAGATGGTTAGAATCAAAATAAAGGAAACTGGAGAAGTTGTGGACGTTAGCTCAACCCGCGCCGAAGATTTAATCCGGCGGGGAAAGGCTATCCGCGTGAAGAATATGAAAGTGATGCAGTCTGGAAAGAGTAGAAAGTATAAACAGAAGGGGGTGTAGGTATGGGAACAGGACACGTTGGAAGAAGACTAAAAATTGGAATCGCTAAGGAAGCAACCCGAGGTGCTGGCGCAGCTCCGACCTATCTTTTGCCTAGCGTTTCTTGGGACTTCAAACCTTCCGTTGTAAAGGCGGAATCAGCTGCGGGGCTTGGATTGCTTGAAGACGCTGAGGAAAGCTTTGTAACGACTCAGTTTGGCGAGGGAAGCATGGAAGGCGAGATCCGTTGCAAGAGCTTTGGACTATTCCTTATGGCCCTTCTGGTGGATGACAGCGAAACCGGATATAGCGTCGCTGGGCCTACGGACGAATCCTACACTCACAGCTATACCTTAGATAACGACAACCAGCACATGAGCTTAGCGCTCGTTGTGGAGCACCCAGATTACAAGGAACTTCACAAGTTGGTGATGCTTAACGAATTGGAAATCCGTTCTGAACTCGATGAGATCGTGATGTTCACGGCCTCATTCCTCGGGCAAAAGGCGTTCTTAACGGGCCTATCTCAAGCAACTCTAGTCGATGAGCCTAAGTTCACCAAGAAGCATCTGAGTTTCAAGATCGCCGCTACCGTTGGTGCGCTAGATGAAGCCAGCGAAATAAGGTTGAAGTCTCTGCGCTTTAGGGTTGCGAAGAACCTCGTCTTAGACGATGTTCTCGGGACGGCTTGGCCGATTGACATCCTCAACCGGCAGATAAGCGTCGAGGGCGAGATCACCCTTAACTGGGCGGATCAGACCGGAGTGGTCGATGCTGAGAGCTTTAGGGATTACATGATGTTGGACACGGACTGGGCAGTTCAAATTCAGTTCACAAACACGGATGAGACGCTCGGTGGAGGTACGACTAACCCTAGCTTGAAGTTTGAGTTGCCAAAGGTAATGTTCTTCGACTGGGCGCATGACGCTTCGCTTGACGAAGTTATGGCCCAGACGGTCAGCTTTAAGGGTTACTACGATAGCGTGAACAGTCTAAGCGTGATCTCTACTTGTGAATTGGTAAACGCAGTAACTACTTATTGATGTGGCAATCAAAGTTTATGCGCTCACAACCGTTTCCCGTTTGAAGACCTTCCTCGAAATTTCCGGGACGAGCTACGATACTCTATTGGAATGGATTGCGAACTCGGCTACCGAGTTTATTGAGAATTACTGTCACCGGCGCTTCCAACGGACTGCCTACACGCAAGAGATGTATTCCACCGACAAGTGGCAGAAAACGCTCCTCTTAGACAATTTTCCCGTTATTTCCACCGAAACCTTTACTCTCGAGATTAGAACCTCTGGTCTAAACGAGGATGACTGGGATACTGTGGATTCCGAGGATTACCACGTGGATTACGATGGTGGGATTATTCGGATGGCCGGACGGATAGAGTTCCAAAAGGGAGTCGATAAATATCGAGTCACCTACACCGCCGGATACGACTTCGATACCTCTACCAAACCCCTCTCAGATACGGAAGCTGGCGATCTTGAGATGGCGATGTGGAAGCTGTGCGCCGTTATGTTTAACCGCAGAAGGGGCGACCCCGGAATTAGGAGCGAGAGAATTGGGGATTATTCCGTAACCTACGCCAAGACCGTTTATGAGTCCCCAGAGATCAAAGAGATACTTGATAAGTATAAGAGGAAGGATGTTGCTCTCGGGGTAGAAACCCCTTATCTAACTTGAAATGCCCATTGCT